TGGAATCTCCTGAAAAGTTCAAAAAAGATATTGCAAAACTTTTCAAAAATCTTGATAGATTAACTGCGATTGGTGGAACAAAGGTTATCGCACCTAGTGAGGGAGTTGTATTTCAATATAAAGGTGTAACATATAAACTCACGGGAACATTTGCTCCTATAAATCAAATTATGGGAATAATGAGGTTTTAATATGGATCATCAACATGAAAGAAAATTATCAATTGCAGCTAGACGAAAAATGGCAAGGGCTGCCAAACGTACTGCAAAAAAACGACAACTTAAAAAGAAACTTTTGGCAAAACGACCAAAATCTCCTGAAAAGTTAAAAAATACTGCAAAGAAGGCTGCAAAAAATGTGTTGGTAAAAAAGTTAACTGGAGGTAAATCCTACTCAGATTTAAGTATTAGTCAAAAACAAACTATTGATAATAAATTGAAACCTGCTATTATTGCAAAAGTTGCAAAGAAGTTGCTACCAAAGGTGAGAGCAAAAGAAAAAGAAAGACTTAAACGAATGAGACAAAAACCACAAAACGAAGAATTTGGTATCAGCAAGCACAAAATCGGTGGGGGTGAAATGAATGTGTCGGGTGTTAAACAAAATGGAAATGTAGAACCTTTAAAATTTGACAACGAAGAAGATGCGAAAAAACATTCAAAACAAGTCGGTGGTAAAATAATTCAGGATCAAGATGGTACTTATTATGTAGAATTTACAAAAATAGATGGACCTGTTGATGAGGATTTTAAAATGGAAGATACAGAAAGCGAAGATAATTTAAAAGATTTAAAAGCAATGCTTGATATAGCAAAAATGTTGAGTGATAAAAGTCCATATTTCAAAGGTCGTGGTAGCAAAAAAGAATACATCAAAATGCTTGTTCATAAAATAAGAAAGTTGTCGGAATCCAAAAAGAAAAAGTTTATGTCTAAAATGGATGCGTATAAAAAAGTTCGCAAAGAAACATTGCCCAAAAGCAGACCAATGAAAAGCAAGAAAACCTACGACAGAAAAGATTTTAAAAAAGGGAAATATGACTAAGAGTGTATTTAATCCTGACATGGAATTAAATATATACATTGATTGAATAGGGAGCATAATATGATCAAGTTGAATGGCAATGTTTATTTGACAGAGATGGAGATAGAACGCATAGTGACTGATACATCAAAACAATTTAGAACTTCGCATCGTGCTATTTTACCACAACAAGTAACATATTTAGACAGAGAATTTGTAGAAGCAATACAAAATGAAGCAAAAAACGCAACATTGTCGGTGTTTTATTTATATGGATATGGAGAAAATTACGCAGCGGTTGATAAAATAATAAAAGCAATTGTAGATAGATTTAGAAAACTAGAAGAGTGTTGTAGTAAACTATATTTTATGCAGTATGACTTAACAGATTCTCAGCGCAAAAAGCACAGAAATCAATATGAAAACTTTTTGATAAATATTTTTTTAGAAGAGTGTATATTAAATTTTAAAAAGTTATCATAGTATTTGACAAAATCGTAAAAAAATGTAATATTACTATTATGGCTAAAATGGATAAAGACGATTTAAAATACGTAATCAGCAGATCACGTAAGTTGTTCAAAGGAGAAGAAATTCCCAAAGTACATGGTTATGAAGGAGAAGTTGAAGAACTCATTATCCGACAACCAGGTGAAATTTGGACAGATAAGGACGGAAAAGAGTGGAAGCAAGTTGGAAGTAACTCAAAAGTGAGAACCGAAACTATGATGGACAAAGTAAGAAAGACTTTGCGTGAAGCACCCAATTGTCCTAAGAAAATGTGTACCGTTGATCCAACTAAGAACTTAGATAAAAGAATGCTTGCTATGCGAGGTATGTGTTTTGATTGTGTCCAAGAACATGAACAAAAACTAAAAGACGAAGGTAAGTACGAAGCATACGAAAAAAAGACAATGCTTGAAAATGAACTTAGTTTCTTATCGGACACTAAAACAAAATTGGTTGAATCAAAAGAACATATAACCAACGACCCTAAATTCTTAAACGAAGATGGTTCTTTAGAACAATGGAATATTCCAAATAAAGAAGGACTTATGAAAGATTTAGATTCAGACTTAGAAGAACTTGAAGCAAGATTGTCCGAGGTTGAAGAAAGTCTAACTGAGTATGCTGACATGGAATTCTAAAAGTTTCAACGATACCTTGAAACTTTTTATATTATAGAAAACTAAATACATATATATTTATCCCTAATGGCAGAAGGTAAAAAAATGCCCTTAAGGGAAATAATAAAACAAGAGTATACAGAGTGTCTGAAGTCACCTATATACTTTATGAAAAATTATTGTAAGATTCAACATCCTACATTGGGAACAATACCATTTCACCTGTATGAATTTCAGGAAAGAACTTTAGAAAGTTTTAAAGAAGAACAATTTAATATTGTTTTAAAAGCAAGACAAATGGGAATATCCACATTGGTATCTGGATATGCTTTGTGGTTAATGACTTTTTTCACTGATAGATCAATTCTGTGTATTGCTATCAACCAAGAAACTGCAAAAAATATTGTTACTAAAGTGACACATATGTCAGAAAATCTTCCGAGTTGGTTAAGAAGTGAGTGTACAGAAAAAAATAAACTAAGTATGCGTTTCAAAAATGGAAGTAGCATTCGTGCGGCTTCAAGTAGTGTTGATGCTTCTCGTTCTACTTCGTTGAGTTTACTTATCGTGGACGAGTGTGCGTTTATTACAAATATGGAAGATATATGGACCGCATCGCAATCTACGATTACAACAGGTGGTCGTTCTATTTTGCTATCTACTCCTAATGGTATTGGTAACTTCTTTCATAAAACCTGGGTTGGTTCAATGGACGGATCGAATGATTTTAATCCAATCCGTCTACATTGGGACTTGCATCCAGACCGAGACCAAACTTGGCGAGAATTGCAAACAAAGTTATTAGGAGAAAAAGACGCTGCCCAAGAATGTGACTGCGACTTTATCAGCAGTGGTCGTTCAGTTGTAGATGCTGATATAATTGATTGGTATAAAGGAAACCTACTAAAAGAACCCGTTGAAAAACGAGGAGCAAATAAAGAATACTGGATATGGGAATATCCAAATCACAACAAAGATTATGTTGTGGCAGCTGATGTTGCCCGAGGTGATGGTCGTGATAAAAGTGCATTTCATGTATTTGATGTAGAAAATGTAAAACAAGTTGCAGAATTCAAAGGAGAAGTTGAAACTAAAGACTTTGGAAATTTATTAGTAGCAGTTGCAAGTGAATTCAACGGGGCATTACTTGTGGTTGAAAATGCAAATATAGGTTGGGCAGTTCTTCAGCAAATTATAGATAAAGGATACAGTAATTTATACTACACACAACGAGACTATCAATACATAGATGAATTTACACAACACACCAATAAATTAAACCGACAAGAAAAGAAACAAGTTCCTGGATTTACAACATCAATTAAAACTCGTCCGTTGATTATCAGCAAAATGGAAAGTTATGTTCGTGAAAAAGAAGTTGAAATTTACTCGGAAAGAACTTTAGATGAGTTATTTACATTTGTTTGGAATGGTCAACGAGCAGAAGCAATGCAAGGATACAACGATGACTTGGTTATGAGTTTGTGTATTGCACTGTGGGTCAGAGACACCGCGTTAAGATTTAGGTCTGAAAATGTTCAATCTCAGAAGTCATTGTTTGACTATATGGGAAGCACAACTAATTTAAATGTCGGACAAAACTTCGCAAACTCAGGATTGAAACATAATCCATATGAAATGAAAAACCCCCACGGTGGAACTGAAAATTTAGATTGGTTATTAAAATAGGAAAAAACATATGAAAAAAACGTCAAATATACTCATAGCATTTAGTTTATTATTAACAAGTAGTTGTGCAACTCAGTCATTGTTGCCAACACAAGGGGTGTATACAGAGTCTTCGTTTGAAACTTATACGCAAGTTGAAGAGTTAGTTGACGGAATCGTTCCTGGTAAAACCAAGTATTCTTATTTAGTTACAATGGGTCTTGATTTAGAAAATATGCCCAATGTTAAACGTCTAACATATCTTGATGTAATGACTAAGTTTAAGTTGGATAGTCCATCACGATATACATTATTTAATAAAATAGAACTTCCTGTTGGAGTTTTGAAGACACTGGCTGCAAGAGAAAGTGGGTTGGCATATGAACTTAATTTAGAAAGATTAAAAAATCAACGAGAAGGTAGTTTATTTTTGGATATGCTAAACTTTAGAAAAAATGTGCATATAACTGGATGGAACATAAACGTTCTTATTCTCGTTGTAGATGACACAGTAGAATATGTTTTATTTTCGGGAGAGAAAAACATTGATCGTCATGAACGTGAAAGAAATCCACTAGGTCCCTTTCAAGGATTTGACGGTGGAGACATCATCGGAGCAGCTAGTGAGTTTCAGTGATATATAATACTTGTTGACAATTAGATATATATCTTTTAAAATCATATAATTTATAAGGTTACATAAACATGGCAGACGAAACTAGAACAAAAAAACTATTGCGTGGGTTGAAAAAATTATTTTCAACTGATGTGGTTGTTAGAAATGTAGGTGGAAAGAAGTTAAAAGTTGTAGATACTGATAACATCCAATACTCATCCAAGACCAAAGACAGATATGGTCGTATGCACACTTTGTATAGTGATTATGCGAGTAAATACAATAACATAGGATTTGAAACTGCGAGACTTGAGTTGTTTTCGGACTACGATACAATGGAAAATGATCCTATTATTGCAAGTGCATTAGACATATACGCAGATGAATGCACAACCCGAAGTGAATTTGGTGATGTTTTGAGAATTTCAAGTCCGGATTCTAACATTAAAGGCATTCTTGAAAATTTATTTTATGAAATATTAAATGTAGAGTTTAATTTATGGGGATGGACTCGTAATATGTGCAAATACGGTGATTTTTATTTAAATTTACAAATTGAACCAGAGTATGGTGTTTTAAATGTAAAACCTATATCTACATATGAAATGACACGGATTGAAGATATGGATCCTGCGAATCCAAATTATGTTATTTTCAAACAAGAAGGTGAAGTCAAAGATCAATATGAAAATTATGAAATCGCACACTTTAGAATGTTGGGTGACAGTAACTTTCTGCCCTATGGAAAAAGTGTAATTGAACCTGCTCGGAGAACATGGAAGCAACTCCAACTTATGGAAGATGCTATGCTTATTCATCGTGTAATGAGAGCACCCGAGAAACGAATGTTTTATATAGATATAGGTAACATCCCACCGAATGAAGTCGATAACTTTATGCAGAAAGCAATCAACAAAATGAAAAAAGTTCCATTTGTTGACGAGCAAACAGGAGACTATAACCTAAAATTCAATCTACAAAACATGACTGAAGACTTTTTTATGCCAGTTCGTGGGGGTGACAGTGGAACTCGTATTGAAAATTTAGGAGCAATGACATACGATGGAACAGAAGATATTGAGTATTTAAAAAATAAAATGATGGCTGCATTAAAAGTACCAAAAGCATTTTTAGGTTATGATGAAAGCATAACTGGTAAAGCAACTTTGGCAGCCGAGGATATACGATTTGCCCGAACAATTGAACGTGTGCAACGTATAACGGTAAGTGAATTAACAAAAATTGCAGTAGTTCATCTGTATTCACAAGGATACACAGACGCAAAACTTGTTGATTTTAGTTTACAATTAACTAATCCATCTACTATTTTTGAAGAAGAACGTATACGAATTTTTAGTGAAAAGTTAAATACCGCACGTGATATGGTTGATGCAAAGTTCTTTTCTAAAGAGTGGATTTATAATAATATTTTCAATATATCCAACGATGAACAAGAAGAAATTAGAAACTCATTTGTAGATGATGCAAAAGAATTTTATAGATTGGAAGCAATTCAAAACGAAGGAACTGATCCTGCTGATCCAAATGCGTCTGATGAAAGTGGAGAAGAAGAAAATTCATGGGGATTTGGTAAGTTTGAT